GCAAGCCTCGGCGGCGGCAAGGGCGATTTCCGTATCGAGAGGCACGACCTGACAGACCTGCGTGAAGGCGATCACTTGGTCGGCCTTGTCCTCGCCGACCTCGCGGGTCAGCCATTTCGCCAGTTCCAGCTGCACCACGGTCGGAACCAGCCAATCCGCCTGTTCTGGCAGATGCGCGGCCAATGTCTCGCCGGTCGGGGAACCGATCAGCCATTCGATCCACGCCGAGCTGTCGACGAGGATCATCAGAAACGTTCGGCGCGGTCACGGTAATCCATCGCGGACGCACCGTGGGCAAACCCCTTCAGTGCCTCCCGCTTCGGGACCGGGACCAGAAGAACGCCAGTGCCCTTCGGTATGAAGGCGAAGGTCAGCCCTGCCTCCCAATGCTGGGCCGCCCGGATCGCCTTGGGGATCGAGATCTGGAATTTCGAGGACAGGGTCGCGGTCTCGGACATGATCATACGCCTCTTAGATCGATTACCACAACGTAAGACAAATACCCCCGAACATCAAGGATCCTGACCCATGGCCGAGAAGCGTGTCTCTGTCCGATTGGTTGCCGAGGGCGGCCGCCAGGTGCGCGCGGAACTGGAAGGCATCGGTGATGCCGGAGTGCGCGGCTTTGGTCGCCTCTCGACCGAGATGGAACTGGCCAACACCCGGCTGGCCAGCTTCGCCCGCAAGGCCGGGATTGCGCTGGCGGCGGTCACAGTCGCGGCGGCTGCCGCTGGTGTGGCGATGGTCCGATCCGGGTTGGAAACCATCGGTGCGCAGGCTGACATGGCCGCGTCGTTGAAAACCACCGTCGAAAGCCTGCAGGTGCTGACTTGGGCCGGGGAGATGGCAGGCGTGTCGATGGGCGAGATCGAGCAAGCCACGAAGAAGCTGACCACCCGGTTGTCAGAAGCTGCCGCAGGATCCGGATCGGCGGTCGGGGCCCTGCAACGGCTGAACCTGACCGCTGCGCAATTGCATGCGCTGCCGCTGGACCAGCGCATCGTCGCCATACAGGAAGCCCTGAACCGGTTTGTCCCCGAAGCGCAACGGGCGGCTGTTGCGTCTGACCTCTTCGGCGACAAGGCGGCGCTGGCGTTCCTGCGGATTGACCCGGCCACGTTGCGCGAGGCGGCGCAGGATGTGCGTGATTTCGGGGTGGCCGTCAGCGCGGCCGATGCCGCCCAGATCGAGCGCACAGGCGATGCCATCGCGAAACTCAGCCTGATCTGGCTGGGACTGACCAATCGGCTGACGGCCGCCGTGGCACCAGCGCTGGAAACCATCGCAAATACGCTGGCTGACATGGCGCGCAGCACCGGGCCGATCGGCATCGCGATCAACGCCCTTTTCGGCAACATCGGTCGCCTCACCACCTATGCGGCCACTTTCGCTACGCTGATGGCCGGGCGCTGGGTCGCCGGATTGGTGGCTGCGGCGCTGTCAGTGCGTGGCCTCGCCACCGGCCTCGTTATCCTGCGCGGAGCGCTGATCCGCACCGGCATCGGCGCGTTGATCGTTGGCGCAGGCGAGTTGGTGTTCCAGTTCACTCGGCTGGTCGCAGGCGCGGGAGGGTTCGGGGCAGCGATTGGCCTCCTGAAGGATCTGGCGCTCGAGGTCTGGGACCGCATCGGCCTTGGCGCGGCCTCGGCCTGGTCGAAGATCGAGGCCAGCTGGGCTGGTCTGCAGGCCACGATCTATGGCGCGATGCAGTCATCGGTGGAGGCGGTGACCAGTTTCGGCAATTCGGCAGCGGGCATCTTCAAGGGGGCCTATGAAGCGGTGAAGGCGATCTGGGGTCAGCTACCCTCCGCGATTGGCGATTTCGCATTCCAGGCCGCGAACGGTTTGATCGGCGGCGTCGAGGCGATGCTGAACGGCGTCGTCACCCGGATCAACAACTTCATCAATGGGTTGAACGCAGCACTCGACCTCTTGCCCGATTGGGCGGTGGGAGAAGGTGGGGTGCGGATAGGCACGCTGGATCCAGTGGCGCTTGGCCGGATCGACAACCCCTTCGTGGGGTCCGCCGCTGCGGCTGGAACCGCCGCCGCCGAAGCCTTTTCGGCAGCGATGGCGCAGACCTATGTGACGACGCCCGATCTGGGGCTGACCGGGATGGCGGAAGAAGCCACCGCCCGGGCGGAGGCGTATCGCGAGGCTTCCGGCATGCTGGCCGATGCCGCCGCGCGCCCGATGCAAAGCTGGCAGGCGTTGAAGGACGCAGTGGCCGGGTCCGGGAACGACGGCGAGGCCGCGCTCGCTGGGGCCGCTGACTCTGCAGACCGGCTGAACGAGTCGATGACGGAGGCTGGTCGGGCCGCCGGTGGGGCTGGTGCCGCCGCCGCTGCTGGGGCCGAAGTGGCCAAGACCGGATGGGAGGCGGCCGTGGCCACGCTCGCCGACTATGCCGCCAAGGCGCGCGACATTGGCGGCGATATCGGCAACGCGCTGGTCAGCGCCTTCACCTCTGCTGAAAATGCCGTTGGCGAGTTCGTGAAAACCGGCAAGCTCGATTTCCGCGACCTCGTCACCTCGATGATCGCCGATCTGGCGAAACTGGCGGCGCGGCGCTTCATCCTCGGCCCCATCGCCAATGCCCTGTCGGGCGCGCTTGGCGGCGCTGGTGGTATCTTCGCAAACATCCTGCATGCGGGTGGCATCGTCGGATCACCGGGCCCCGGTCGCATGGTCCCGGCGCTGGCTTTTGCCAATGCGCCGCGCATGCACGCGGGTGGCTGGGCGGGGATCAGGCCTGACGAAATGCCTGCCATCCTGCAGCGCGGCGAACGCGTCCTCTCCCGCCGGGAGGCCTCTGGATATGGGCAAGGGCAAGGTGCGTCCCCGAACATCTCCGTCACGATCATGGCGCGCGACGCCGAAAGTTTCCGACAATCGCGCACGCAGGTCGCTGCCGACATTGCCCGCGCCGTCAGCGCTGGCCGGAGGGGCATATGATGGCGTTCCATGAAGTGCGCTTCCCCGACAACATCAGCCGTGGCGCACGGGGCGGGCCGGAGCGGCGCACCCAGATCGTCGAACTGTTCTCCGGCGACGAGGAACGCAACGCCAGCTGGGCCAACAGCCGTCGCCGCTATGACGTCGGCTATGGCGTCCGGCGTGCCGACGATCTGGCAACAGTCGTGGCCTTCTTCGAAGCCCGCAACGGTCGGCTTCACGGCTTCCGGTTCAAGGACTGGTCCGACTTCAAATCCTGCGCACCCTCGGCTGTTCCGGGCTTCACCGACCAGCCAATCGGCACCGGCACGGGATCGAACCGCTTCTTCCAGCTGTCCAAACGGTATGTCTCCGGCGCGCAGTCCTGGACGCGGACCATCGTCAAGCCGGTGGCCGGAACCGTCCGCGTGGCGCTGGGCGGCGTGGAGCAGCTGACCGGCTGGACCGTCGACACCGCGACCGGGATCGTCAGCTTCACCACGGCACCGGGATCGGGCGTCGCGGTGGCGGCGGGCTTCGACTTCGACGTGCCGGTCCGCTTCGACAGCGACTCCATGGACGTGAACCTCGACATCGAGCGCCTCGGCTCAATCACCTCGATTCCGCTGATGGAGATCAGACGATGAAATCCCTCTCTCTCGCCCTCCAAGCCCATCTCGACGATGGCACGACCACACTGGCGTGGTGCTGGCGGATCACCCGGGCGGACGGTGTCGTCCTCGGCTTCACCGATCACGACCGCACGCTGTCCTTCCTCGGCACCAGTTTTGAGCCCGACAGCGGGCTGATCGCCTCGGAAGTCCGCTCGGGCTCCGATCTGTCCGTCGACGCGCAGGATGCCGAAGGCGTGCTGATGTCGGGCCGGATCACCGAGACGGATATCATCGACGGGCGCTGGGACAATGCCCTGGTCGAGGCGTGGCGGGTGAACTGGGCGGACACGGCGCAGCGGGTGCTGATGCGGCAGGGCAATGTGGGCCAGATCAGGCGCGGGCGGATGGCCTTCGTGGCCGAGGTGCGCAGCATGGCGCACGCGCTCGGGCAGACGGTCGGTCGCACGTTTCAGACGGCCTGCGATACTGCCCTTGGCGATGCGCGCTGTGGCGTGAACCTGGAGGCGGCGAGTTACAAGGGTACCGGGGCGGTCGCCACGCTGCTGCGAGACCGGGCCTTCCTTGTCTCCGGCCTCGGCGGCTTCGCCGACAACCTCTTCAGTTTCGGCACCGTCGAATGGACCAGCGGGCCAAATGCCGGGCGGCGGACGGAAGTCATGATGCACGAGAAGGCGGGCAGCGACGTGCGGATCACCCTGCTGGGCGAGCCAGTCCGTGCCATCGCGGTCGGGCACGCCTTCACGATCCGGGCCGGGTGCGACAAGCGGATCGCCACCTGCAGCGCCAAGTTCGGCAACGCCGTGAACTTCCGGGGCTTCCCGAACATCCCGGGGCAGGACTCGGTCCTGCGCTATGCGGTCCGCGACGGCAGCAATCAGGGCGCGGTGCTGTGATGCCCGCCGATCCGGCCCGCGTGATCGCCGCCGCACGCGGCTGGATCTGCACGCCCTACCACGATCAGGCGAGCGTGAAGGGGGCCGGTTGCGACTGCCTCGGTCTTGCGCGGGGCGTCTGGCGCGAGGTGGTCGGCCCAGAGCCGCTTCCCGTACCGCCCTACAGCCGGGACTGGGGCGAGGCCGGGCCCTTCGAGGTGCTGGCCGACGGCGCGGGCCGGTGGATGCTGATGGTGCCCGTCGCGGAGGCCGGCCCGGGGGCGCTGGTCCTGTTCCGGATGCGGCGCGGGGCCATCGCAAAGCACATCGGCATCCTGACCAGTGAACGTTCGTTCATACATGCCTACGAAGGCCTCGGCGTGGTCGAGGAACCGCTCACGACCGCATGGGCGCGGCGCATCGCCTTGGCCTTCCTCTTTCCTGCAGATTCGGAGACCCTCTGACATGGCGACCCTCGTCCTCGGTGCTGTCGGCTCCGCGCTGGGCGCGGGCTTCGGCGGCACCATCCTCGGCCTGTCCGGGGCCGCCATCGGGGGGCTGGTCGGTTCCTCGATCGGCTCGGTGGTCGACAGCTATCTGCTGGCGTCGCTCACCCCCGGCCAGCGCATCGAGGGCGCGCGGCTGGACGGTCTGCGGATCACGTCCGCGACCGAGGGCACGGTCCTGCCCCGTCTGTTCGGGAGAATGCGCCTCGGCGGCAACATCATCTGGGCCACCGATTTCCGCGAGGAGATCGTGACGACCGAGACCCGGGCCGGGGGCGGCAAGGGCGGTCGCCGGCGCGGCCCGACGGTCACCACGACAGAGTATCTCTATTCTTCGTCCTTCGCGGTTGCCTTGTGTGAAGGCCCAATTACAGGGATCGGGCGCATCTGGGCCGACGGCGCGCCGATGGATATGGCCGGAGTCGTCTGGCGCTGGTATCCCGGCAGCGAAAGCCAGGGTGCCGACCCGCTGATCGCGGCCCGCATGGGGGCCTCCGTCACGCCCGCTTATCGCGGCACCGCCTATGCGGTGTTCGAGGAACTGGCGCTGGAACGCTACGGCAACCGGCTGCCGCAGCTGTCCTTCGAGGTGTTCCGCCCGCTGGCCGAGGCCGATACAGCCGAGGGGCTGATCGGTGCCGTCACGCTGATCCCGGCATCGGGCGAGGCTGCCTACGCCACCAGCCTGATCCGGCGGAGTGGTGCGGGCGCTTCGGGCGCAGAGAACTGCAATGCGCTGGCCGATATGCCGGACCTTGACGTCTCGCTGGATCGCCTCTCGGCGCTGGCACCGGCGGTGCAGAGCGTTTCGCTGGTCTCGGCCTGGTTCGGCGACGATCTTCGGGCGGGCGTCTGCACGGTGAAGCCGAAAGTCGAAGTGGCGGCAAAGACGACGACACCGGAATGGTCCGTCGGCGGCCTGCCGCGCGCGTCCTATGGGGTTGTGACCCAGATTGACGGGCGGCCCGTCTATGGCGGCACGCCGTCGGATGCGAGCATCGTGCAGGCCATTCAGGAGCTTCGGGCACGGGGTAAGCGGGTGACCTTCTACCCGTTCGTGATGATGGACATTCCACCCGGCAACACGAAGCCAAACCCCTACAGCGCCAGCGCCGCCGGGGTCGGGCAGAGCGTGTTCCCCTGGCGCGGGCGGATCACCTGCTCGCCCGCCGCCGGTTACACCGGATCGCCGGACAAGACCGCAGGTGGTGCGACGCAGGTCGCGGCCTTCTTCGGCACGGCGCTGCGGACCCAGTTCGCCATAAGCGGCACGACCGTGACTTTCACCGGAACGCCCAGCGACTGGGGCCTGCGGCGGATGATTCTGCACTACGCCCATCTCTGCGCGGCGGCGGGCGGGGTCGATGCCTTCCTGATCGGCACGGAAATGCGCGGGCTCACCCAGATCAGGAGTGCTGCGGGCACGTATCCGGCAGTGGCGGCCTTCCAGGCGCTGGCGGCCGACGTGCGCGCGATCCTCGGGGCGGGAACGAAGATCAGCTATGCCGCCGACTGGTCGGAATACTTCGGCCACCAGCCACAGGACGGCACAGGCGACGTGTATTTCCACCTCGACCCGCTCTGGGCCGACGCGAACATCAACTTTGTCGGGATCGACAACTACATGCCGCTGTCGGATTGGCGCGACGGCACGGCCCATCTGGACGCACTCGCCTGGCCGGATATCCACGACCGCGCCTATCTGCAGGCCAACATCGCGGGGGGCGAGGGCTACGCCTGGTTCTATGCGAACGAGGCCGCCCGGTCGGCACAGGTCCGGACGCCGATCACCGACGGCGTCGCCGGCAAGCCGTGGGTCTTCCGCTACAAGGATATCCGCAGTTGGTGGAGCAACCTGCACTATAACCGCCCTGGCGGCACCGAGAGCGGATATCCCACTCCTTGGGTGCCGCAGTCCAAGCCGATCTGGTTCACGGAGATCGGCTGCCCGGCCATCGACCGCGGATCGAACCAGCCGAACGTCTTCGTCGATCCGAAGTCCTCGGAATCCTTCGCTCCGCACTTCTCGCGCGGCTGGCGCGACGACGCGATCCAGCGCGCCTATCTGGAAGCCTCGTGGCTCTGGTGGGGCAATGCCGCGAACAACCCGACGTCGGGCGTCTACGGCGCGCCGATGCTGAATCTGGCGGAATGCGCCGCCTGGACCTGGGACGCCCGACCGTACCCCTTTTTCCCGGCGCTGTCGGATATCTGGGCGGACGGGGCCAACTGGCGGCTCGGCCATTGGCTCACGGGCCGACTGGGCGCGGTGTCGCTGGCGGCCCTTGTCAGGGCCTTGTGCACCCGGGCGGGCCTGTCCGTCGCGAGCATCGACGTCTCGGGCCTTTGGGGCGCGGTCGAAGGCTATGTGATCTCCGCGCTGGAAAGCCCGCGTACCTCGATCGACGTGCTGGCGCGCCACTTCGGGTTCGACGCGGTCGAGACCGAGGGCAAAATCCGCTTCGTGATGCGGGGCCGCGCGCCGGTCCTGTCAATCACGCCGGACGGCATGGTGGCGGGCGACGAGGGGAAAGGCGAGCCGCTGGAAATTGTCCGCGCGCAGGAATCCGAACTGCCGCAGGCGCTGAAATGGACCATCGCCCGCGCGGATGAGGATTATGACGCCGCGATCGTCGAGGCCCGCAGGATCACTGTCGACAGCACCCGGATCGCCGCCGAGGCTTTCGCGATTGCCGTCCCGCCCGAGGAAGCTGAACGCCGCTGCCGCCGCGCGCTGGTCGAGGCCTGGGTGGGGCGCGAGACCGCGGCCTTCCGGCTGCCGCCCTCACGCCTTGCCCTCGACCCCTGCGACGTGGTCGGCCTCGTGATCGACGGTCGCACCCTGCAGATGCGGATCGCCCAGACGGCGGATGCGGATGCCCGGACGCTGGAAACGGTCCGGCAGGACCGCGAGGCCTATGATCTGCCGCCCGGCGAGCCGCGCCTGGCATCCATCGCGCGCCCCGTGGTGTTCGGCCAGCCTGTGGTCGAATTCATGGACCTGCCGCAGCTTCGCGAAGACGTGCCCGCGCATCGGCCCTATCTGGCTGCCGATGCAGCCCCGTGGCCGGGCGCGCTGGGCGTGTATCGCAGCCCGGCGCTCGACAGCTTCGCCTTTCTGACCGGCGTCGACGGGCGCGCGCGGATGGGCAGGCTCGCCTCAGCCCTGTACGCTGGCCCGGTCAGCCTCTTCGATCTGGGCAACTCGGTGCTGGTCGATCTGGCCTATGGCACGCTCGTCAGCGTCACGGACCTCGATGTGCTTGGCGGGGCAAATGTCTTTGCAATCGAAAACGCGCCCGGCAACTGGGAAATCCTGCAGGCGGCGACCGCCGAGCTTGTCTCGCCGGGCCGCTACAAGCTCTCGCGCCTCCTGCGCGGGCAGCGCGGCACGGAATACGCGATGGGCAACCCCGCGCCCGTCGGCGCGCGGATCGTGGCACTGGACGACCTGATCGTCCCGCTGCCCATCGCCGAGGCGGAGATCGGGCTGGCCTGGAACTGGCGCGTTGGCCCGGCCTCGCGCGGTGTCAGCGATCCGACCTATACGGCAGAGGCGTTCACGCCAGCCGGGCGCGGCCTCGTGCCCTTCGCCCCGGTGAACGTCGAGCAGCCGTGGCGGACCGGGCGGGTGCCGGGTGATCTGACGATCCGCTGGGTCCGGCGAAGCCGCGATCTGTCGTCCGACTCCTGGGAAATCGGCGAACCGCCGCTTGGCGAGACGGTGGAGGCCTACGAGGTGGAGATATGGGATGGCGCTACGTTCAAGCGCACCTTGTTCACCGGCACGACCTCGGTCCTCTACAGCGCCGCCGCGCAGATCGCGGACTTTGGCGCTGCCCTGACGGCGGGCCAGTCCTTCACCGTCCGCATCTTCCAGGTCTCCGCCCGGCTCGGGCGAGGCACGCCTGCAATCGTCACCCTGTTCACCTGAAGGACCTCCCATGCCGAACCCGACAAGCAACCTTGCGCTGCCGCAAATCCTGTCGGCGCAGGCGCAGAAGCACGTCACGCACAACGACGCCCTGCGCCTCCTTGACGGGATGGTCCAGATCGGCGTCCTGAGCCGCGGTCTGACCGCGCCACCGGGATCGCCGGCGGACGGCGACCGCTACATCGTGGCAAGTGGGGCGACCGGCCTCTGGGCAGGCTGGGACCTGAATGTCGCCTTCTGGACCGACGGGGCCTGGCTGCGCCTCGTGCCCCGGCGGGGATGGTTGGCCTGGAGCGTGGCGGACGCCTCGCTCTACGTCTGGAACGGCACGGTCTGGACGCCAATCGGCGGCGGCATTTCTGACGGCGACAAGGGCGATATCGTTGTCTCGGGCGGCGGTACGGTCTGGATGCTGGACGCGGCGGCGAACATCGTGGTCAACCGGGTGGGCGCAGGCGGGGCATCCCCGGATGCGACCAACCGGTTGTCGGTGAACAGCCCCGCCGTGCTGCTGAACAACGCAGGCGCGTCAATGCGCGCCACGATCAACAAGGCGGCTGCGGCTGACGATGCCGCGCTCGCCTGGCAGACCGGATTCAGCACGCGCGCGCTGGAAGGTCTGCTCGGCACCGACAACTGGCAGATCAAGGTCAGCCCGGACGGATCGACCTTCTTCGATGCGCTGATCGCGGACCGGACCTCGGGCCGGGTGCGTTTCCCGGTGGGCTTGGCGCTCGACCCCCTTGCCGCCGATCCCGGCAGCCCCACCGACGGCTGGCTCTGGTTCAACAGCGCCGCCGGGCAGCTGCGCGCCCGGCTCGGCGGGATCACCCGGTCACTGACGGACGCGGATATCCCCTGGCTTTCCCCCGTCGCGGGCGACTTCCTGCTGACGACCAGCGGCGCAGGCGGGGCTGCGCCCGGCACGCTCTCGGGCGTGGCGAACCAGTTCGATCTCTTCCCCTTCAGCCCGCGCGCCGACGTGACCATCGACCGGCTGGCGATCAACGTCACGGCGGCTGTGGCCTCCGCTCTGGCGAAGATCGCGGTCTATACCAGCGACGCCAACGGCCGCCCCGACCAGCGGCTCACCGAGACAGGCGATCTGGACTGTTCGACCACTGGGACGAAACTGGCGACCGTCTCGCTGACCCTGCGGCGGGGCACGGTCTACTGGATCGGCGTCCGGCACAATTCCACCGCCACGCTGTCAGCCTGGGCCGCGACCGCGACCCCGGACATCAACGGCGGTGCCATCGCGACGACCGCCCGCAAGGTGCTGCGCCGGACGCTGACCTATGCGAGCGCCGCACCCGCCAGCTGGGCCTTCCTGTCGGGCGAAATCAACGCCGGACCTGCAACAGCCGTCTGGCTGCGTGCAGCATGACCGATTGCCCCATCCCTTCCCGAAGGAGTCCCGCATGACCGAGCGCCCCGATCTGATCAACTGGCTCTGGACCGAGCCGGGCAAGGCAGCCCTCGCCGGGGCGCTGGGCGGCATCGTCCGCTGGGTGACGCTGCGCGAGCACTGGCGGGACGGTGTGCTGTCGCTGCTCGTGGGCTCGATCTGTGCCGTCTATCTCGGCCCGCTCGTCGCCCCGATCCTCGAGCCGGTGATCGGCAAGCTGGCCCCGGGCGGCGACAGCGCGGGGTTCTCCAGCTTCGTCGTCGGCATCGGCGGGATGTCGATCTCCGGCCTGATCATCGACATCTTCCGCGCCCGGCGTGCCGATACTGCCAGAACCCGCCCCAGCCTCACCGATACCGACCGGAAGGACGATGATGCGCAGCCGTGACCTGCCCAGCCTGTTGCGCCGCGAGGGGCGGGTCTGGCTCGTCGCCCTCGCCTGCGGCGTGGTGCTGTTCCTGATCCTCTGAACCGCCCACCCGCATCCCGTTCTGCAACGCGCCCGCCCTTCGGCGGGCTTTTCTTTGGAGAAAACCCATGACCGGTCCCCCGATGATCCTCCAGGGCGCCGCCCGATATCCCGTGCGCGAAATCATCTTGCATTGCAGCGCTACCCGGCCGGAATGGATGGGCAACGCGCCCCTCTCCGCGAAGCTCGCGGAAATCCGGCGCTGGCACATGCAAGGTCGCGGCTGGCGCACGATCGGCTATCACTGGCTGATCGACTTCGACGGCCAGCGCGCGGCAGGGCGCCCCGAGACAGACATCGGCGCACATGTCGTGGACCACAACCGCGGCACCATCGGCATCTGCCTGATCGGTGGGCACGGGGCGGATGCCGATGACACGTTCGGCGACCACTTCACCTCGGCACAGGCACGAACCCTGCGCGCCCTGATCGCCGATATCCGGGGCCGGACGCAGATCGCCAAGGTCACCGGCCACAACGACTATGCCGCGAAAGCCTGCCCGGGCTTCCGCATCGCGGGCTGGATTTAGTCCGGCTCTCCAACCCCCGCCATTCCTTGACCCAACCCAAACCCGCGGCGCGGTGCCGACGGGTCCTGGCGCAGTTGCGCCCCGAAAGGAGACTTCGATGTTATCGACAATCGACGGATACAAGACCTACCTCGTCATGGCCGCCCTGCTGCTGGTCGTGGTGCTGGAAACGGGCCTCGGCTTGGATATGCCGGGCGTCGATGTCGGTTCTGAATGGCTTGCCCAGAATCTCGCCGCGCTCGACCTCGGCACGCTGCGGGACGGGATCGACGGGACGAACAAGTGACAGGCTGTTTAGCCTTGGCCCCTATCGTCGCGGTGGTCATCGCCATCGCAGCGATCTTCGCCGCTGGCTCCAAGGCTGGCGCCGCCACTGATGCGGCGAAAGCCCGCGCGGACGAACTCAAATCCCAGAAGGAGGCTTACAATGCCAGAGACCGCATGCTTGAAGCTGGCTCTGCCGCTCCAAATTCTTGACCGAGAGATTTGGTGATCGCGACGCTCTCGCTGACCGCTTGCGCGACGGCACCTTCCAAGCCGTCTGTCGTTTGCCCGCCGGTCGCTGCTTACGACCGTGCCTTTCCGGCGCGGCTTGCAGTCGAAATCCAGCACCTGCGACCTGGCTCGGCGCTGGAACGGGCGATGCTGGACTACGTGCGCCTGCACGATCAGACACGGGCTTGCAAAGCTCGGCCCTGATTACCCGTCAGAAATTCGTCCAGAAGCTCCGGACCTGGCCCCATGGAACGCCAGTCAATTTCCAAGCCGTCAAGTTCGAGCAATGCTGACACCGTGCTGGACCAGTCGCTTGTGGTCGCATAGCCTGCGGCAAGCTGCCCCCGAAGAAAACCCTCTGGAACTAAAGGTTCTCACGTGCTCGCTCCGCCGCTTCCACCCCTGTCGCTCCGTTTGGCGATAACTGGCCGTCGTTCAACGCCGGACAATGAGGTGGTCCGGAAGGCGCTGGCAGATACGTTCGAGGCTGCCGCGCGCGTGCTCGCGAATGCCCGGCACTATGCTGGCGATGTCCACGATCCTGATCGCCCCCAGTTGCTGACGCTGGTCTCGGCTCTCGCTCAGGGCGCGGACCAGCTCGCTGTCGAGGCTTTTCTTGCTGCGCCAATGCCGGACGGCATGCAGCGTCAGCTAGAGGCAATCCTGCCGTTTGCCGAGTATGACTACGCCGGCACGATGGTCGTGGACGATATGGGGACGCCCGACGAGCGCGCGATCTCCCGCATGCGGGGTCTTCTCGCCGACGCCGACCGCAAGTTCATCCTTGCGGATCGTGCGCGTGCTGCGACTCAGACTGCCCTTGGAAGCGACTCACCCTCTGAAATGGAATATCGCCGTGCCCTTGAAGAGCGATTCGAAAAGAACCGATACGCGTTAATCGGCGACATCCTTGTTCGCCAGGCCGACCTCCTCATCGCCGTCTGGGATGGTCGGCCCAATGCCGATATCGGCGGCACGCCATCCGTCATCAACCAGGCTTTGCGGGACGGCGTGCCCGTTCTGGTGATCGATATCGCGACCGGAAAGTCGCGCATCCTCAATGCGGTCGTCCCTGTGGGAGACCCGGTCGCAGCAATCTGGCCCGCTGAAACGACAGAGCAGGCACAGCCAATGATCACCGCATTGGAGCAGGCTTTGCGGCCGGTCTTCAATCCACCGGGCGGCTCGGGCGAACGAGGCGGCGCTCTATCGGTGCCGCCGCAGATGCGTGGCTTTTTTGGCCTTGCGGGCGAAGAGTCGGAACCGGCGATCAGCCTCGTTCCTAGCCCGGCCTATCGGCTCTATTCGGCGCTGCTCTGGGTGACCGGCGCGAACGCATCACAAGCGCCGACGAATGCCCGACAGGTCCGCCGATGGCTCGAAGAGCATGGCGGCAACAACGGTCACGAACCGGATAATGCCGCTAAACCAGAGCGGGAATCAACCGCTGGAGCCAATGTGGATCGATCTCCGCCATGGCGGGCGCGGGCGTCGCTGGCCCTTCGGGATTTTCCGAGCAGACCGCTGCAATGCGATCATGTCCGTCGCAATCTGGAGGAAAACGGCAAACCCGGCGCCGGACCCGGCCTGCCCTTGTCCATGGCGATCGGGCGCGGTTGGGGATTTGCCGATGCGGTGGCGACGCGGCTCAGTCACCAATACCGCTCGCTCTATGTGGGGATTTTCGCGATCGGTGCGCTCGCGGTTCTCTTTGCTGTGATCGGGCTGATGGCCAAAGAGCTGAAGGTCTATTGCGTTCTTGCGGAATTGCTTCTGCTATCGACCGGCTTCATCCTTTACCGGCGCGCGAATGCGCGCGATGTTCACGGCCGGTTTCTGGTGGCGCGGCGCATCGCCGAGGAATTGCGCCCGGCATGGGCCATGGCCCGGCTCGGGCTCGGGGGGCGGCGCATCCTTGGTGAAGATGCCCGATGGAACAGCTGGGTGACGCAGGGCTGGATCGCGTCCGTCGGGCTTCCCGACCTCGCTCTCGGGCGGTCGGAACTCGTCGCGACTGCCCGCGATATCAAGCACGATATCGTCGTCGATCAGCTCGGCTATCACAAGCGCAACGCGATCAGACTCGGCCTGCTGCACGAGCGGTTGGAGATTTGGGGCTATTTGGTCGTGGTCGGCGGCATCTCGATGACCTTTGCCTATCTGGTCCTGGTGGGCTTTGCGCATGTGCATCACTCTGGGCTGGACTGGGCTGTGGCCTTTGCCGGAGCGTTTCTGCCGGCGCTGGCGGCCGCTCTGGCCGGCATTCGCTTCCAGGGAGATTTTCGCCGGTTTGCCGAACGTTCCGCCCAATCGGCGGTGGAACTCGAGCGCATCGGCGCCAGTCTCGATGCGTTCATTGATCGCATGGTCGACACGAAAAACGCGCGGGAGGATGGATTTGCGAGCCTGCGCGTGCTGCTGCTCGATCTTGAGCGCGTGCTGCTCAAGGACCTCGACGATTGGCATTTCGTCTATCGCGCCCGGCCAACACCGGAGGTGGGGTAGCGCGGCGATTGTCCGCTCTATCTTCAGCGCAGACCTCGGCGTAGAGGCCGATTTGAGAGGTCTAGCACAAGGCCGAATATCCCTTCGATCCGTCGAAAGCGCTGCCGGCAAAACACCATCTTAACACCAACGGCCAAAGATTCTGGCGCATCCGGCCGTTGATGGCTCCCGACTGTTCTTATTCAAAACAAGGGGTTACGAAAAATCGGAAATGGAATTAGTATCTATTTCCAATGCCCCTTGTTACAAGGGAGTCGATCCCATGGAGTAATTGTGCCATCCTTTCTGCGGGATTTATGGAAGCGCTACGGGCCAGGTTCTTCACAGGAGCGCCACCACGACAAAGGCGGTCCGTCGAGCAATACTAAACAGTCAAGAGAGACTGGGGCGTTTGCGAGACTCTTCGGCGTCAACTCGAAGCCGGTCGCTAAATGGAAGAAGCGGAAGGCGGTGATCGATCTGCCCACAGGGCCGAAGGAGCCGAGGTCGACGGTCTTGACCACAGAGGAATAGACGATCATCTTGGAGTTCCGGTGCCATACCCTCCTGTCGCTCGATGACTGCCCATACGGAGGGTGTTCAAAGGAATCCCGCTTGAAATTGTTTGGTGCCCTTGTGAAACCTTTGGCAGCACTACTCGTGGCATCCGCAATTCTGTTGGCTGGCCCAACGAACGCTCAATCAGACGATCGGATCCGGCAGGAGTACCTCGCCGCTCTTGGCTCTGGAGACGCATGCAAAGCGATCTTGATCTTGGCCTTGGAACTCACCACAGACAGAGTGTGGATCAACGGTGACTACAAGGGTTGGATGCGCTCGGCCGCCAAGTTTCTAGGCGCCACCGACGGGATTGACGCAACCAGATGCCGCCGCGAGACATTGCGAGGGGTTGATGTGCTGAGGCGTGGAGCCCGCCGGTTGGAGGCGGCGGGCATGCTGCGAGCAAGCAACGATGTAATGAATGCCGCTTTATCTGAAATAATGCTCGGCATGCGCATAATTGTCGAGCAATAACCCAATCAATCACTTGGGTTTTGTTTGTCCCGGGGCACTGAGGCTTGGCTGTCGCCAGACAGTTTCGGGATAGCCAAAGCGGAGCAGAAGCCATTGCATGAGCGCGACGTACACGACCGACACATCGTGGGCACGCGACGTCCACAGCGTCCACCCATGCTCATCAGGGATGAGGGCGATCGGCGCCTTGCCGCGTAGTTCGGGCAGAGCCAAGCCGAAGCGCCCCACTAGGCGCATGGCCTCCTCACGGGTCGCGCGTGGCCGGAAGAGAAAGATCGACTTCGACAGATACCCCCGCTCAAGCAGGTGGTCGATCTCCCAGTCCAAGCCCGCGCTTTCGTCCATTAGGATCACCACCGCCAACGCGCGCGCCGTGATTTCGGAGACTACGCCACGCCAGTCCGCGTCTGCGACATATATGGAGTAGGGCCCGCTAGGCTCAAACTCATCTTCGGGCCTGCCGATACCCACGACCGGTCCCCAGCATCCGGCTGTGTCGAGCAGAACCTCAGCGATATTCCTAGGCGCATCGACAGGCCGCCATGGTACCCAATGCCAGTCGTCGACCTTCCCGCGGTCGTCGCGGAACGGACGCAGGAACAGCACCGGCGGATTGGAGGACCGTACCGCCAGCGTCTCATAGAGCCTGGGCCGAAAGCGGTTGCCGACAAATCTCAACCCGATAGCGACGCCTTGCGCGACGACGATGATGAGAAAGAAGTATTCAAACGCGTCCGTGTTTTGGGCGTCGGTCCGGAAATTCCAGATCGTCTCGAACATCGGCAGCGTCAGGACGGTGGTGAAGCTGTAGAGCATCAAGGCGAACATCCAGAAAGAAATCGCTCCCGCAATACGCGCCAGGAAGTGAGCGATCTTGGAGGTCCACCAAGTGTGCGGGCTCAGATAGTTCGCCGGCGAGAAGCCAAGAGTCATCAGGATGAGCGGCCAAACGTGCTTTGGCGTCGGGTATTTTGCCGCCGCAAACGTCAAGCGGCTAGAGAATGTCAGCAGATAGGCTTGGTACGTGAAGTGAAGGCAGATGCGCGCCGCCGCCAGCCAAAGCAAGACGCCGACGCCGAGTACAAAACCAAGCCTTAGCGCAGCACCCCCGAGCACCGGGATGTTCTCCCACCCTGCCTCGAACCAGAGTCCAAGTCGCTGGGCAATGGCGCTGGCAAGCCCATCCGCTAAATCCCAGAGATCAGAGCGGCTCTTCCATTCTGCCTCGAACCAGAGTTCAAGTCGCTGGGGAATGGCGCCGGGCTGCCACAGCGCCGGCGCAGTCGCAGCGGCCAACCATATTCCGCCCAACGCCTGCAGCAACGAACCTGCAAGCCTAGCCGGCGTCATCAGGACCGGCCTTAAGCGCTGCCCGATGTTCAATCCGACAAGGCAAGCCGTACTGGCAAACGCCGCTCCGATTAACCCCGGACTTGGGTGCTGGTGCGCTTTCCATGGCATGTATAGCACTGACCAATCGTGGCGGACGTACACATCTCTGGCCGCGCCCAATTCAACCCACCAGGTCACGGCGATCCCCTGTGCGAGGTAGAACAATAGCTGCCCAGACACAGCGAGCATCAGCGCAAGAAACAGCCCTCCCCAGAACCGTCGATGCACGAATCGCGCCAGGACCAACACGGCGAAAGTCGCCGCGCCTACCAGCAGAAGAGGCCATAGCTCGTTCCAACTCTTGTACGCACCGGAGACATCGCTCCCGAGCATGGACGTAAGCACTTGGGCGACCATCAGAGCCATGATAAAGATCGCCAGCGTGGAGGCCGTGCCGCTGACGATGTTGTACAGGTCGAATAGGCGCCGGAGGCGGCGCGAGTCATCAAGCGCCTCCACCCGGGACGGTGATCGAAACGTCACCGCCGCAGACGTTTCTCGCACGGCGACGCGGGCCGTTCGCCCTCTGGCTCCGTCGGCATTCACGGGCTCTAGAGTGCGCCCTATCGCGCGCAAAATGTTCTCGACCGGCCGGGCCATGGTTATGACGAAGGCGAGGGCCGAAAGAAGAAACAACCACGGCGCCGCATAGAGCCCTGCAATAAATCCTGCAATCGAATTGTCGACGACGTTTGCGACGAACTCACTCCCGCGATACTCTGGGAAGAAGTAGTAGATTGTGGGGACCTTCTGAGGCCAGGGCCCGAATGCCGCCGCAAGGCGCAAGGAAAGAAAGACGAGTAGCAAAAAGCGAAGAGAACCGCTCTCGCGCCACAACAAGCGGAGCGCCCAGCGCGACAACATGCGCGCGGCAACCCTAACTCCCAGCCGACGCCGTCTTGGCTCCCCCATTAGCAGTTCCCCAATCTATTCGGCCGGCTCCAGAGCCTCGTTTCCGCTCCGGCGCCACGTCACCGGGCGAGGAAATGAATACCCTGACCGTCCGCAGCACGCTTTCGCCCCCGATCACCGCTTTCTGAAGCCCAAGGAGACTTTACGACAGCGTCATGCGGTTGCAATCGCTTTGCGGCACCCGCTAGTCCGCTCAGCGCGCCGTCGCCGACTTACTGGCACCGTTTTCGCGAAAGTTTCCGGCATGATGAGCGGAATCGCGGGCAGCTTTCCGTGCTGCGCAGGCTAGGCCACGCACTCATTAATTGCTAGCGCGGATGCGTTGAGCTCTCGGTAGCACGAGATATGTCCGGGTTAGGTAGCGCAGGATTTGTCCGGTTTGATGCTTTGCCAGGGAGGCGAGGCGATGACCAGGACAGAAGTGCTGCGGGAGCGCCGGATGGCGAAGTTTTTGGATTTGCTGGACCGTTGGAATCGGCGGGAGTTGAGCATGGCGGAGGCGGGCGAGGTTTTGGGGATATCGGAGCGTCAGTTCCGCCGCTGCCGCGACCGCTTTGAGGAAGAGGGGCTGGAGGGTCTTGTGGACCGCCGGCTCGGCAAGGCATCGGCGCGGCGGGTGCCGCCGGACGAGGAGGCGCGGGTGCTGGCCCTTTACCGCGCCCGCTATGCGGGTTGGAATGTGAAGAATTTCCACGACCATCTGCGCGAGACCACGGACTTCCGTTTCGGCTATACTTGGCTGAAGTTGCGGCTCCAGGGTGCGGGGCTGGTGAGCCGGGCCAAGAAGCGCGGCGCGCATCGGCGCA